GTCAAGGATGCGGCAGAAGCTTTTAAAGGATGGAAACCGACAGTCATTAAAGGTGGTAAAGACGGTTTAGCAACCGGCGGACGTGCAGGTTATTCTTTAGGCTCAATGGTAAGTCAAGCACGTCAAGAAAATGATGGCATTGAAGAAAGATTAGAACAACTAGGCGGTGACGTAACTTCTGCCGAACAATTGTTACAACAAATTAATCAAAGATTACAAACAACTGAAGGTGGTATCGGTAGTTTACCTACATACACACCACAACCAAGACCATCAGGACTTGCTTCATTTGATAAGATACATCCTGATTTTAAAACAGGACAACCAATGGCACAATTACCTGGAGTGGGACCAAATGTTGGGAATGAAATTGCCACTAAATATAATGCTAATTTTTCATTTCCTGATCCAAATAACCCTAATCCTAATTTCACACCATTATCAGGTGGTCAACCATCTACAACTATGAATACTACAGATTGGAATACAGCGCACGGTGGTGCATTCAAAGGATTAGATATGACAGGGTTTAAACCTACCATAACACACCAGCAGGATATGGCGAACTTTTCAATAAATGGAAACGAGGTACAGGGTTTGAATAGTGCTTATACAAATTCAGTACGAGAATTTTTAAATTCAACAGGACAGGGTGACGCTTTTTCTGGATATAGTGGCCTTACTCCAATACCTAGTTCACCAGGAGGCGGGATGCAATCACAAGGACCAAGAGTATTAGGTATAGGTGGTCAACGTTTAGCAACCGGCGGAATCGCAAACCATTTTAGAGCTCGCTAATGCCCTACAGCACAGACATAAAAGATTATTACAGAAGAGCCTGGGGACTAGAAGATAGACCTAAGTTTAAATACGGCGGAAGTGTTAAACCTCAAAGAAGATTAAAAGCAGCAGCGTTTTTATTAGCTCCAGCTTTACTTCCATATGCAGCTACGTTTTTAGGAATAGCGGGAGCTACAGGTCTTGTCTTACAACAAAAAATTCAAAATTATTTTGAAAATAAACCAGAGGAAGTTCCTAAGTTTAAAGAATATCTAAAAACTAAAGATGTTCCCATTGACAAGGAGCTTACCGATTGGTCTAGATCTTTTGCTGATGATCAAACTTTTAAAACGGTTACCGACACACCTGCAGGTAAATGGATTGGTCCAAATCTCGGTGAGATAGAAAAAGAAAAAGAGAAAATTAGAGAAAGATTAAAACCAGGAGAAACAAAACCTATAGATCAAGGCGCTATTCACACAGGTCATCCACCACCTGAAATAAAAAAAGAAGAACCACCAGTTAATCCTCCCGTAGAGATTCCACAACTCCCTGGATTTGGTGAAGGTCTAGATAGAGATAAATTAAACAAACCAATTATTTTTACTTTTGCTAAAGATAAAAAAGAAGTAAAGAAAAAACTTGACGAGATTGAACCTTATAGAGGAGCAGACTTTATTGGAACATCTACTAAAAAAGATAGAACAAAAGATAAAGCATTTCTAGAGGCTTTTGAGTTATTTAAAAATACACATTTTGGGGGCAATGAATCAGCTGCTGCTAGAGCTATAAATGAAAGTAGAGAAAGAATAAGAGCTCTTAGACTTAGGATAACTACTACAGATAGAAGAGAGGAAGGTGGAAAATTTAGCACTGCCCATGAGGAGATAATAACTACAGAAGTTCCAGAAAATCCAATTCGTTATATTGATGCAACCACTGAAGTAAAAGGAGATCAAAATTATTTTAAAGATTTTCTAACCAAAGAAAATAAAAACGAATACATGTCTCCACAAAATCTTGCTAATGTATTAGATTTTTATTTTAAAAACAAAGGCGAACGAGATGTTTTTATTCAACTGTTAAATAATCCTAAACTAAATATAAAAAGTAAAGAGGTGCCTGGTAAAAGGTACAAGACATATAAATTATCTGATGTTGTTAATAAACTAACAGAAAAAAATAAAACAAAAAATGTAGCAGGGGACGTATTATCTAAAACAAACAGAAAACTAGCTGAAAATAAACTTGATCCAGTTCTTTACACAGTATTAGATACTATAAAAGCCAGGGTTAACACAAATATAGCTGATCTGAAATATAAATCTAGCAAACCAAATTATGCAGTAGACGATATAGGACACCCTATTTCAATAAAAGAATGGACCAAGTTTTCAAAGTTATCTAAAAATTCAGATGTTAACAAAATAAATTCTCTTGTTTATGAAGATCCTTTAATTAACCAGGAGGTTAAAAAAGTTACCGGCTATGAGTCTAAACATACTAAATGGTTTAAGGAATTAAATGATATGGTGGGTAAAGAAATAACCAAAGATCAAAGAACTCGATTAGAAGACATTCAACAAGAAATGGAAGATAATTATTTAGAGTTGGTAGAGAATGTTGGTGATTTTGATAAATTAAAAGCTATCCTTAAAAAAGCAAGACCAGATTTAAATATTTCTGATTCATATATAAAATATCTTACGAACCAAGTTGATCGTCAAAGTAAAATAGATATTAAGATTCCTAACATTGGAGAAAAATTTAAATCAGAAGATATTTTTGCAGACATGAGCAATGTAGATGAAAGATATATAATTGGGCATATAAATAAAATTAATCCTACAGCTAAAGTTTTTAACGATTTATCTAAGGAAGAAAAGGGGATTTATGAAGCTAATGTATTGGCTCAAAACGCGGAGATATTGGCAGATTATTATAGAAAAATTGGTCTTTCGGAAAATGAGATTAAAGACATGAAAGATGATTTTTATTATCCCACTCCAGCTAGAGAATGGAAAGTGAGAAAAGCTACAGGTGGTCCCGTTCTATCTGGTGTCGATCAATACATATTAAATCGATACAAATGAAAAACCCCACATTAGTCAAAAACATGAAAAACGTAAAATGGAAATCAATCCCTCCTGTAAAGGGCCCAGACCCTAGAGGCTTGATTAAAGACACAAAACAATATAAACCAGAAAGATTGGAGAAAATATATGGCAGAAGTAGATAAGGGCTTACCTAACGTAAGACGAAGCGTAACCCTACCGTCTCAAGACGAATTAACAGAAGTTCAAACAGCAGTACAAGAAACAATTCCTTCGCACGAGAAAACCGAAATAACCGAACACGAAGATGGCTCGGTAGACATTGATTTCGAACCTGGTGCAGTTGCTGAGGAAACCGGCGACAACCACTACATGAATCTAGCAGACTTGTTACCCGATTCTATTTTAGATCCTGTTGGTGCGGAATTATTTGGTAACTATACGGACTACAAAGAATCAAGAAGAGAATGGGAGAGAACCTATACACAAGGTTTAGACTTATTGGGTTTTAAGTTCGAACAAAGAACACGACCTTTCCAAGGAGCTTCAGGAGTAACTCACCCGGTTTTAGCTGAAGCCATTACACAGTTTCAAGCGCAAGCTTATAAAGAATTATTACCGGCCGATGGTCCGGTAAGATGTCAGGTCTTAGGAAGACCGACAAGAGAAAAACAAGATCAATCGATGAGAGTTAAAAATTTCATGAACTACCAGTTAATGGATGTTATGAAAGAATTTGAACCGGAGTTTGATCAAATGTTATTTTATTTACCATTAGCCGGATCAACTTTTAAAAAAGTTTATTATGACGATTTACTGGGACGAGCTGTATCAAAGTTTGTTCCTGCAGATGACTTAGTGGTTCCGTACTCTGCTACCTCATTAGAAGATACGGAGTCCATATGTCATATTTTAAAAATTTCAGCGAATGATTTACGTAAGCAACAAGTTTCCGGTTTCTATAGAGATATAGAACTGGGATCTCCTTACTATGAAGAAACTGAATTGAAGAAAAAAGAGAGCGAGATACAAGGAACTAGAGCAACAGGTTATCAAAAAAATAATCCAATCTATACTTTAATAGAATGTCATGTTGATTTAGATCTCGAAGGCTTTGAAGATAGGGGTGAAGATGGAACCCCTACCGGTATAAAAATTCCATACATTGTAACAATCGACAATGGAACGCGAAAAGTATTGTCTATAAGAAGAAATTATAGATTAGACGATCCGAAGAAAAATAAAATCGAATATTTTGTCCACTTTAAATTTCTACCCGGACTTGGATTTTACGGCTTTGGATTAATCCATATGATTGGCGGTCTAACAAAAGCAGCAACGTCTGCTCTTCGTCAACTCATAGATGCAGGTACACTCTCCAATTTACCTTCAGGATTTAAACAGAGGGGGATCAGAGTTAGAGATGAGGCCCAATCTCTTGCACCAGGTGAATGGCGTGATGTAGACGCCCCCGGTGGAAATCTAAAAGATGCTTTTATGAATTTGCCTTACAAGGAACCTTCACAGACTTTATTGCAGTTGATGGGGATTTGTGTAGATGCAGGTCAAAGATTCGCGTCCATTGCTGACATGCAAGTCGGGGACGGGAACCAACAGGCCGCTGTTGGTACGACGGTAGCCC